TACTATAATAAATAAATTATTATGCTGGCATGGGAGGATGGATGGACTTAAAAAAAGAGATTAATCCTGGAGATTATGTCATGTATGATGATGGGTCAGTTGTAGTAGATGACACAGGAAATCCTTTAAAAGTAGTCAAAATTAATTTTAGTACATTCTTGCCCTCAGTAACATATGAAAATGGACAATATGACTGGTTACATACTGTAGAAAAAATACCTGAACTTATAAAGGAGTTGCTATGACAGATCTTGAAAAAAAATCTAAAAAAGAATTACTGGATATTATTGACCAGTTACGAACTAAGCTTGCAGAAATGCAAGGAGTTGAGGCAAAACAAGAAGCTTTAGAAACAACATTGGCAGGTCGTGGATTTTCTATAATTCAAGATACTAATGATAAGTTTCAATTAGTTCATTTATCATTTGACACATCTACAAAAGCTGGTAGAATTGAGAAGCTTGAGGAAATTTACCCAAGCAATTATGAATTTGCAATGTTTCAAGCAAAAAAATATCTTATCGATGCTGTAATGAGCAAAGAAAACTTAAACCATTTAAAGGAGAAAAAAAATGGATAAAGAATTTTCAAGACGACTTAAAAAACTAGTTCCAGAAGATGGTGGATTTGATTTGAGTTTTAATTTATCTAACTCTGGTCAACCTGGAAAAGTAGCTTCTACATTGAATCTAACTATCTACGCTGCTGGTAAAGAAGGTAAAGGTCCAATTATTACTAAGAAAGTTTCTATTCCAGCAATCGAAGCAACTATTGAAGAAGCTAATCGTTCAGCATTAGAAAATACACTTAGGCTTTTGGGGGTATAAATGAATCGCTCAGAATCAATTGTTAAAATTGCATCTGCTTTGGTTAAAGCTCAATCTGCTATGGGGAATGCTATTAAAGATGCTAAGAATCCATTCTTTAAGAGTCGTTATGCGGATCTTAATGCAGTACGTGAAGCAGTTCTTCCAGTTATGAATGCGAATGGTATCTCTGTTCTGCAACCGACTGTTCATATCGATGGTAAGTCTTTTGTAGAAACTATGTTGCTTCATGAATCTGGAGAGTTTATTTCTAGTTTGACTGAGGTTATTGTAAATAAAGTAAATGATGCCCAGCAACAAGGATCAGGAATTTCTTATGCTCGTCGTTATGGTTTACAATCTTTAGCTAACATTGGAGCTGATGATGACGATGGAGAACAAGCAGTTGGTAGAAGTTCAGTAAGACCTTCTAATGCTTCAGTTACTGTAGCAGCTTCTGCAAATAATGTTGACAAGCTAGAAGAGGCTATAGTAGAATCTGCTCCAGCAGTTAGTCGGGGTTCTTTTAGAAAGAATTCTGCTAAGGCTTCTGCACAGAGTTCAATTCCATCAGGAGATTTATAATGGAGAATTTACCTAACAGTCCTAGAGTTATTTCAAAAACAGAGGTAACTGAAAATCTAGTAAGAGGTCTTCTTGGAGATCAAGATGAATTCAGAAGTGCTAGATCAATTCTAAAGCATGGTCAAAAGGATAGGCTTATGGAAGCTATGGCTTCATATCCCTTACTGGATTCTCAATTTGATGAAACTGAGCCAGAACTTAGAAGTGCCTTATCTATTTGGAAACGCATCTCTGATAGTTTAGTTGCACTTGGAACAGAAGCTGCAATTGAAGGAATTCTATCAAGCTTTTCACAGAATCAACAACAAAACGAAGCTAATGGCTTAACAGAAGGAGTAGACAATGGCGAAACAACAGAAGGGTAAGTATGCGACAGTTGGAAGTCTTATTTTCCAATCGCAATTTGATGATGAAGGAAATCGTTTAGAAGGCGAGTATAAAACTGATGAGAAGGGCAGAAAGCTCTATGCTCTTAAGTTAGATAAGAATACAGAAGTAATTATCAATGGTGTAAATATGACTGGAAAGACTCTATACGTTTCTCGTCCAGATACAAAGTTTGCACGACTCTTGGATAAGGGAGTTATTGATAAAAAAGAATTTGAAAAGAAGATTGCTGATTATGGATCAGGCGGTAGATTAGAATTTGTTCAAATGGAAATTGTAGCAGATCTTGAAAAATAGAAAAGGAGCCGAAAGGCTCCTTTTTTTAAGGAAACATGGAAGTTGGAAATTTTTATAAAGTAAATGAAAATTCTAATACACTAATTGCCAATAGGACAGTTCAAATAACTGCAATCTCTGTAGATAAAGTCTTTTATAAGTATATTGATGGTTTAGTATTTTTTAGCAGTTGTACATTAAATGAGTTTAATTACTGCACAGAAGTTTTATCTTCATTAGAGCGTGAATTATTATGAAGTTTAGAATAGGAGAATTCAGAAAAGCTCATGAAAAATTAGTTCATGAAATGTATGAGAGTTCTGGTATAAATTCTATTTCTTTATATTGCGCTTGTAGTTTATGTCCTGTTATTGCTGCCTATTGGTTTTGCAGAGAGAAAGATCCTTCCAATATAGAATTGACAAAAAGAATCGAGAATGTTAAGTTGTTTTATGGAATAGTGGAGATTATAGAATGAATTTATCTATTGGAGAATACATAATATTAGAACATACTTATTGGTCTATAGAAAAAGCATCTATTCTAAGAATTTTAGATATTTGTAAACAGCAAAAGACAATACTGTACGATTATGGAGATGTTGATGATACTGAGAGATTTCGCTCAATAGTAGATTTCGAGTATATGAAATTAATTCCTAGCAGTAGTTTAATTAAAGAATTGATATAAGGGAGATTGCATGATGACAAATTTTAATGAAAAAAGAAAGCAACAAATGGGTGTTAGAAGCCTAGCTGATTTAAAAAGATCTGGCAAAGTTACTGGTGGATTAAATACAAAGCTTTTTGTAAATGGCCCGAAAGAATTTGACTGTCTTAAGAATCAATGGAGTAGGCAGGAATTGTTGGGAGTTATTGGAGATTCTGGAGTTGGTAAGTCAGAAGTTGTTTTATATTTCTTTAAGGAAATTTTAAAGAATAATCCGGAGTCGTGTGCGGTATATGTATCCCTTGAAATGACTGACGAAAAGATCTCACAACGCTGGTTTAAGCTTACAGAAGAATGTCCTGAGATTTCGGATAGGCTTTATGTAATTTCAAGATATGACGAATCTGGAAAATCTAGAGAAGTATCTATGCCTTGGATTAAAAAAGAACTTGTTAAGTATCGTGAAGTTATTGGTGATGTAGCTGTATTTGCAATTGACCATATTCATTGTCTTGGTGAGAACGATCCTTCTACACTTAACTCAATTATGATTACGCTTAAAGAAATGGCTGTAGAGCTTAATGCTTTTGGTATTCCAATGGCGCAAGTAAATAAAGGTGCTGGACAAAAAGGCGAAGTACCTCTTGATGCCGATGCGGTTCTTGGATGTAGTCAGTTTAAATATATTTGCTCCGACATTATGCAAATTCATCGTCCAGTACTAAGGTTGGAGGAAGAGGCTAAGATTAGTGTTATGGGTTGGGGTTATTGTAAAATTAGAGAAGCTCATAAAGAAGATAAAGTAAAACGTGGACAAAATAAATTATTGGCTTATGATGTAGAAACTAGAGGATTTAAGAAAATGTCCACTAACGAATATTCTACTTTTAAGCTATACTATAACGAATTATTGGCAATGAAGTCTGCCGAAGAAAAGCATAAAAGCTTTACGTATGACTTAATTAAAGAAGTAGTAAGTCCTAGCGGTAAAGTTGTTACAGTGGTTGAAAAGTTTAGTGGGGATTCGGGAGATTTATAATGAAGCTAAGCATTTACTCAAAAGTAAATTTTCTACCTAAGAATAAAGATGAAAAAATTCTACAGTCTAAACTTGCCTCTAATCCAAATTTACCAGATATTTTAGATATCTGTAATGATGAGGATTTGATAAAAGCTGTAACTTCTTTTGGCTGGAGTCCTAGTATTTTTTCTGGGGTTAGGCATAATGATAACTTTATTTCTACTGATTTCATGAGTCTCGATATTGACTCTGGATTAAGAATTGAAGATGCTGAAAAGCGTGTGCAAAGCTTAGGGCTAGCTTGCTTATGTCTTCCAAGTCCAAGTCATACAGAAGGAGCTCATAGATTCCGTTTAATATTCCCACTTGCTAAAACAATTCTTAATTGTGCAGATTTCGACTCTACTTGGGATTGGCTGCAAAAGCAATTTCCAGAACTTGACGCTCAATGTTCGGATTATGCTAGATGGTATGCTCCTTCCAAGATGGAAGCTGGATTCTGGCAGGATGGTGAATTTCTTGTGCCAAAGAAAGCACCGACAAAAGAAAAAGAGATTTACAACATAAAAGAAACTCAAGTTCTAGTTCCAGAGGAATTGGGAGATATTGTAAAGCTTCTGTACGGTAAAGAAAGAGATACTATTCCAGAAGCTGTAGAATTCTTTTTAACTAATGCGCACACTGGATTACCTGGATTATGGATCAATAGTTTGAATAGTTGCGTATTTTCCTTGGCATTATCTGGAGTTGATGATAGTATTATAGAGGAAGTGATTTCTAAGATTTCTCCAGAATTATTAGATAGTAAGGACTTATACCAAATTAAAAGGTCTATAAAAGATGGAAGAAAAGCTAGACAAAGTTTGTAGAATAAAAAATGCTAGATTGAATGAAAGATATTCATTATGTAAGGATTATGATATGTATTTTTCATTTGTAGTTAAAGAAATTACTCGTGGAAGTGTTCATGTTCATTATTTAGACGATATTCCTGGTATGTTCTTAATAAATGATGATATTGAGATTTTTGAATATCCCCTTTCTTCTTTAGAAAAAGAGCTACTATGAAACAAACTTTAGTAGATTATAATGATATATGTTTTGAAAATATTACATTAAAGATGGAAGTGGAAAGCTTAAGTGATGATGCATTATTAGATGAGTGTAATAATATATTATCTGGATTTCATGACACTGATGATATTGATGATATTCTAGTAAATTATTTTAAAACAGGTAAAATATCCCCAGATGAAAGATCTAAAGCTGAATCTATTTATCTACTAGCTTATGGAGATTTTGGATGGGAGGTATAGATAAGGGCGATCTAATCATTGTCACAAATGTTCTAACTTCTTTTGAAGCAAAAGCTACACGACTAATTGGTACAGTACAGAAAGTTATAATTGTTGATACGATTGGGTTCAATTACTTATATCTTATAAAAGTAAATGATGTATCATATTGGGTAGATGGTATTCCATATAGTTCATTAGTAATGGAGTTATTTTGAAAAACTATAAACTTATTAATCAACAAAATATTACTGAATTCTTCTCAGAACTTAATACTTATGAAATTGTATCCTACGATACAGAAACGACTGGACTAAATGTACGCAAAGATAAAGTTATTGGATTTTCAGTTTCATGCATAGAAGGATCTGGCTGGTATCTTCCATTATATATTTGGGATAAAGAAATTCAAGAGCTTATGCCACAAAGTTGGGAGCAATTCGTTGCGAAAGACATTCTTTCTAGACTTAGCCTAAAAAAGCTTATAATGCATAACGCAAGCTTCGATATTAGAGTTACAGCTAATAATCTCGGAGTAAGTCTAATTTCAGCTTTATACGCTGATACTCAGCTTATGAAACATACTCTTGCCGAAGAAGGTCCCTTCGCTCTTAAAGAAAATGCTATTATTTATGCCAAAGAAATTGGCTTGGATTCTCAAGATGCTGCTAATCAAGAACAGCTGGATCTTGAAGAAAATGTCAAAGCAAATGGTGGTAAATGGCTTAAAACTAATAAAGAAATGTATAAGGCTAATTTAGAAGTGCTTTATAAATACGCCATTGCTGACACGGATATAACTCTCCGTTTATTCAACTATTTTGAAACTCAACTTATTGAACAGAATTTATATGAATTCTTCTACGAAGAAGAAGTTATGCCTCTTTACAAGCTTGTCACAATCAAAATGGAGCATCGTGGAGTCCATCTTGATATGCTAAAACTTGAGAAGTATTTAAAAGAAATACAGCAAGAATTAAATAAAACAGAAGAACTTGTTGTTAATGCTCTTATGGAAACTAGCGAAGCCAAAAAGTTTATTAGAAATTTATTAGATGAACAATTTCCTATTAAACCCTCTGGTAAACTTGCTCAGAAATTTTGTGAAAAGCTTAACTTACCTCTTCCCAAATTAGCTAGTGGGAAATATCAGATAAATAAGAATACTGTTAAACATCTGGCTAATATAGGTGAGGAGTTTGGTAAAGCTTACTGGTTTCTTACAGAAGGAAAGGTGGCCAATCACCATTCAACATTTTGGGATAATTTACAAATGGAGCTTCTAGTCTCTGAGCAAAAACATCCCATTAACATTGGATCAAAAGACCAGCTTGGAACAATCGTTTTTGAGTATATGAAAATTGAGCCATTGACTAAAACTCCAAGTGGTAAGGGTCAGTTCAATGAGGATTTTGTTGAGCATTTAGCTGAGAAATATGGCTTTGCTTGGGCTAAAGAGCTACGAGTATTTAATAAGCTAACTAAGATTAAATCTAGCTATTACGATAGATTTATGGAACAGCAAGAAGGTGGAATTTATTATCCATCTTTTAAGCAACACGCAACTACCTCTGGGCGTTATGGATCAGATTTGCAGCAATTATCAAGGCCTATGGAAGATGGATCTGACGATGAGAGAATTATTTATTTCACTAATACATTAAGAACTTTAGTAGTACCTAAAACTGGTTATGCTTTTATCGATGATGACTATGAATCTTTAGAACCACGAGTATTTGCTGATGACGCTGGGGATCAAGCATTAATTGACATTTTTCTAAAGAATGAGGATTTTTATTCCAAAGTTGGAATTGGTGCAGAAAAGCTTGAAGGAGTTAGCGCAGATAAAAAAGCACCTAACTTTTTAAAGAATGTTAATCCAACTGCTAGACAAAATGCAAAATCCTATGCTTTAGGAATTCGCTATGGAATGAAAGATGTTAAGTTGAGCTATACGCTTAATATTTCAAAAGAAGAAGCACAAGCTATTATAGATAATTATTTTGATTCATTCCCTGGCTTAAAAGAAGCCATGGATAGTTATTTATTAGAAGTTAAAAAGAATGGTACAGTTACTTCTAAATTTGGAAGAGTTAGGCATTTGCCAAGAGCTAGAGAGATTTATAGAAAATTTGGAGATAGTGTTTTAGATTTTAAAGCTTTACCTAAACTTTCTTTTAAGCATAAACTTCCAATGGATGAACTTAAATTAATTCGTAAAGAATATAACAATCTACTTAATAATGCTTTAAACTTTCCAATTCAGTCTGCAGCTGCAAGTCTGGTTAATCGAGCTGCAATTGCTATGTCTAGAGAATTTCTAAAGTATGGTTTAGATGCTTGGGTAAGTCTTCAAATTCACGATCAACTTGTAATTTCTTGTAGTAAAAATTGTATTGACAAAGTTAAACAAATAGTTCAAGATTGTATGGAGAATACTAATAAGCTAGCTATGCCTTTGATAGCAAAGCCAGAAATAGCTTATAATTTGAAAGATGGACATTAAATGGAAGTATTACAAACAATTGCTTTATTATGTCAACTTAATGGATATGATGCGAGAGCTTCTATTGAAATACAGTTAAAATGTCAGCAATATTATGTTAAATGCTTAGATCCACTAAATGCTAACTATAAAACATTATCCAAATGTATCAGGGAGAAAAAATGAATTTTGAACTTGGCGATAGAGTTAAAATGGCAAAAAAAGGTTTTAAGTTCTATTCTAATGTAGACAAACAATTTGATTCTCATAGTGTTAGCAATAAGATGGATAGTGAACATTTTACTATGTGTGTTTGTGAGTTATTCTCTGTGCATGGTATAGGAACTGTTAAGCACTTTAATGATGAGGGAGATCCCTATATTTCTTGGAAGTATAAACTAGATGGAGTGTATTATTATTACGAGCATTTCTATGACAAAAAAGATGTAACAAAATTATCCATCTTAGATAGGATTATTTTTAAAATTCAAGGAAGAATATGATAGCTTTATTAAAATTTGCTGTGGGGTTTTTTGTGGGGCAAATTATGGGATCTGTTTATAGAGCTGGTCATTTAGGAATTGGGGCAAGTATTCTATCAGCTATAGGAATTACATTTATTATATGCATTGCATTAGATAAAACTTTCTCTGAAAATAGCGAAGATGATAATGAAAAAAAATAAAGCTTCTTCCTCAACAATTGTAGTTTCTAATTCTGCTGATGTTACTAATAACATGAGGTTATCTGCATATCCAATTGGTATTGATGGGTATTGGGATTACCAAAAAGATTATTCTGTATTAAAGGAATTTACTGATGAGGAGCTTTCCCAGGAGCTTTTAAGAAGAACTAGCTTAGGAAAAGAATTGGAATGAGTCAGATATCTATCGATGATTATTTAAATTCTTGGGTTTTAAAAAGAATTGACTATGAGTTACAGGTCAAGGGAAAAGCTAAGATAAATAATGATGGGTGGAGAAAACTTAGAAATTGTCATTTAATTAGTTATTTAAATAAGTTAGATAATCCATTTTCATTTTTATTCCATTTGAAATATAAGCACAAAAGATTGTTTAATCAAATATCTTGCGCAAATAAACTTTATTATGTAGAATTAGAAAAGAGACACGATTCTTTTGCTATACATAAGGTAAAAAATGATTTCAGATAAAGTAGTGTATTGTCTAAATAGTGCTGCCGTTGGAGATCTTATTGCAGCAGCTCCAACTTTAAAATATGCTATTGATACATTCCATTCAAAGACAGATTATAGAGTTGCTGTTTATGATGATTTTAAAGTATTCTTTCCTTTTGTACCGTCAGATAAGTTTGTGGAAGTTAAAGCTAAATACGAAGATGAATATTGTATTCGACATTTAAACATGCTAGGAGTTGGAGGAAGAATTTGTAAACTAACTCCATCTAGAATGAAATTAACTCATTATGCATCTATAGGACTTCTTGGTAGAGTATTGTCGGAAGATCAATTAAAATATATGCCACTTCCTAAAGTTGATGTTTCAAGATATGGTATTGACTTTTCAAAATGCGTAATACTAATAGCTACTTATAGAGATAAGCAAAGAACTATTCTAGGATCTGAACTTACTAAAATTGCAGAATATGTATATTCAAAAGGACTTACTCCAGTTTATGTAGGCAGGACTGGAGCTATTAGCATTTGGAAAAATAACTTAGCTAAGACTGATTTTGAATATCCAGGATATGGAGTTGATCTTAGAAATGATACTTCTTTTTTAGAATTGGCTTCTATTATGAATCAGTCAAAAGCTATAGTAGGAATGGATGGTGGGCCTATCCATATTGCCTTTACAACCAATACTCCAGTTGTTTGTGGATTTACTACTGTATCTCCAGAACTTAGAATTCCTTATAGAGGGATTGCTAAAACAGAAGCAGTAACTCCAAATATTTTTTGTAATTTCTGTGAATCGAACTGGTCATTGAATTCTTGGGATTTTGGAAAATGTCCGAGAAAGATGGAAATTGCGGAATGTGTGTCAAAAATGAGTGCTGATAAATTTATAAATGCTTTAAATAAACTTAGGATTTTCTAATGGCTACTATATTGTCTATATTGTGTATGAAGTACAATAAACCTAAATTAATTCCGGCAGCTGTTTTTGTAGGATTTTCTTTAGATTTTATGTTTATGTCTTTATTATTGGAAACATTATGAAAAATTATAAAGCTTATTTTATTATTGGATTAAGTTGTTTACTTATTGGTAGATTTATTCTTCAACCAAAAGCTGAAGTTAAACAAGTCATTAAAATTGTTGAAGTTGAGAAAAAACAAACAAAGAAGAAAAAAGTTACTAGAGTTATAGTAAAACCTGATGGAAGTTCTAGTACAGACACTACAGAAACAGAAGATTCTACGACAGAGAGTAATACTAGTATTTCCTCAAATTCTTCTACAACAAATAAATCTGGTTTAACTTTAGGCGTACTTGCTATAAAAGATTTGAATAAATTCTCAGAAAAAACAGAATTCGGAATACTAACAGTAGCTCCTTTGTTTGGCAATCTATCTATCACTGGATCTATAGATACCACTAAAAGAGTTGGAATTGGACTTGCTTTGGATTTTTAATGATGTGGTGGATTGATCCAGATGATGAAATTGAGCCTCCTCCACTCCCAAAGATCACACTAGATTGGGATCAAAAATATTGTAGACATGAATGGAAACCTATAGTATTAATAATAAGCGTAGTTCATGATTGTGCAAAGTGTGGGGTTAAAAAAGAGATATATGACGAATGGGAAAAAGATAAATTTTGAAGTTGGGTCAATTTGGTACGATTCAGCTGCTATGCAAGAATATGTTATTTTAGAGATAGATGAGGAAGACTTTATTACATTATTATGGTTAGACACTAATGCTAGTCAAATGCACGTTCCTAAGTATTACTGTGAAGATGATAGATTTATAAGAATGATATCTAGTTTAGAATTGGAGTTATTATGAGAAATTTTGTAGATAAGTGGGGAAGATTTCACCATAAAGAAGTTACTAATAGCGGCTCTATACCTAGTAACAATGGTTGGATTTATACAGCTTATGCTTATAAGCTTGAATTGCCTTTAGATTGGTTTTCGTTAAATTCTTGCTATAGAGAATGTAGGCAATATGACAATAATAAATGCATTCTTATTAGAAGTCCTCAAATACACTCTCCACCAATTTCAAGAGATGAAATACTTGGAATGGCTGCGTTAGGATTTTTAAAACCTTACCATTTAGATGGATGGAATTTTTGTCCATATAAAATACCGTCATTTAATCCAATAAAGACTATTCAGCAATTTTTAGAATTGCGAGGAAAGCATAGAAATTATCTATGGATGAATAGATTGGAGCATACTTATAGATTTGCATTCTCAGTGCCATTATCGGACCGGCATTTTATATTGCAGCAATGGGGGAAATTTAATATATTTTATTGGGCTATTGCTAAAGTAGATAGTCTATTAAAAATTACCAATGGTATTGGTTGGTTAAAATACGATAAAAATATAGAAGCAATGAAGTCTGAATTTCCAGACGATCATCCATTTAATAACCTTTAGGAGGGTTTATGGCTAAGAAGAAAGGTATGGGCAAGGGTAAAGGTAAAGGCTGTAAATAGCTTACCGTGGAGTTAAATCGTCCCAGCAAGTATTTAGTACTAACGATTTTTTAAAAAAGGATCTTTATGAAATTTCTAATATTTTTTATGCTTATTTCATGTGCTAGTCATAAAATAGAAAAGTTCGATTATTTAGTTAAAGATTATGATGGCACTTATCTTTGTGATGAATTGCACCATGGAGCTTATGGATCTGCGGCTCATGACTGTACTCACGTACTTTCTGGAAGAAAAAAAGATAGAATTGTAAATCCTTATGAAATTATAAAAGTTAGAGAATAATTATGATTACACTTAAAGATGCCATTACTTCATCCGGATCTTACCCAGATAGAGAAGCTCATCCAGAACTTACTCCTGATGTAATTTCTAATCTAGAAGTTCTCCTCATTCATGTAAATGCTTTACTAGATGGGTTAAAGATAAGCAAAGTTAAGATCTCTTCTGGATTTCGTCCTAGTCAGGTAAATGCCGCCACTAAAGGTGCTGCCAAAAAATCTAACCACATGCTAGGCAATGCTATTGATATTATTGATGATAAGCAACAATCCCTAGCTAATAAGCTAACTCCAGAAATTCTTGCTAAATATAACTTGTATATGGAAGATAAGTCTGCTACAATTGGAAAAGTGACAAATTGGGTACATCTACAAACGGTAGCCCCTAAATCTAAAAAAAGAATATTTTTTCCATGAATCAAGATAATTATCATCAAGAAAGAATTAAGCTTCAAAGATTACAATCTAAGTTTCAGTTTGTTCAAGTACTAATACAAGCCATAACCCTAATAGCAACTTTAATTTTATTAGGTAAGAAACTATAATGGTAACTGTAACAGTATTAGCTATTTTATTAACTTTCAATATGATTCTTATGCACGGACATAAGTTTGTTGAATTTTATTATTACTGTTATAGAAAATTGAATAATCCAAAATTTAGACCTGGTGAATTTGTTATGATTGATGATAGAGAGTTTGAAATAATATTAATAACTCATAATAGTAAGCCTTATACATATTTTTGTTTACCTACTAGTAATTCTAATGCTAGAATGTTAGAGACTTATTTTCACGAATCTAGAATTAAAAAGAAGACTGGATTATTAAAGGAATTAGAATGATTAAAAAATCTTGGCTAAAATCACAAATTACTTTTGTTTTAAATCTTCATAAGAAGGGATTTTCTAGAAAAGAAATTTCTAAAAAGTTCAATGATAAATATCCTACAAGTCCAAGAACTCAAGACTCTATTAAGCATTGTATAGATGTTTATGGAGCTTATGTTGAGAAGGCTCCTAAGAAAGTACTAATCTTAGATATTGAGACTAAACCTATGACTGCCAAAGTTTGGGGCTTATTTGATCAAAATATAGCACTTAACCAGATTGTAGATGAGGGCGGCATTTTCTCTTGGAGCGCTAAGTGGATAGATTCTGACGAGGTTATTTATAAGGATGTTAAAGGTAAGAAATCAAAAGAAAAAGAACTTTTAAAACCTATCTGGAAATTAATGGATGAAGCTGATATTATTATTGGTCAAAATTCTGATAGCTTTGATATTAAGAAATTGAATGCTAAATTCTTAGAACATAAACTAGGAAGTCCTAGCTTTTATAGAACAATAGATACTTTGAAACTTGCTAAAAAGCATTTTAAATTTGTTAGTAATAAATTAGAATATATGTCTAAAAAATTCTGTAAAATTAAGAAATTGGCTCATAGTAAGTTTCCTGGATTCTCTTTGTGGGATGAATGTGAAAAAGGAAATTTAGCTGCTTGGAAAGAGATGAGATTGTATAATATGGCAGATGTTCAAGCAACTGAGGAGTTATTTTTAGAATTGTCTCAGTTTGATAAAACTGAAGTTGTTCAAGATGCTTTAAAAGCCTATAAAGGTAGTAACTAATGAAAAAAGGTGTTTACGTTAATCTTAAATTGGATAGGGCAGATTTAGTATATTACGATGGTAAAAAAATGCATCTACATCAAGATTTGACTTATGATGATTTTGATGTTAGAGTTGATTTAGATTTAGAACTTCAAAATTTAGAAATGACTTTTATAAATTTGGAGTATCTTGGAGATTTATAATGGCTAAGCCTAAGTTTTATATAGCTAAGATTAAAGGTATGGAATGGAAATTCTATGCTCAGGCTAGCTCTACTTATAATAGAAAACATGGTACTGATAGTCATGCTATAACATATACTAAAGAAAAAGAAATCTACTTTAAACTTTCAGAATTATCTCCAGATTATATTCGTCACGAACTTATGCATGCTTATGTCATGTGTTGTAGTATAAATTCTTCTAGTCTTACAGCAGATCAAATGGAAGAAGTTTGTGCTGAGATTTATGGGGAGCACGGAGCTGAGATGGGATTATTGGTAGATCAAATTTTAAACTACTTTTTAAAATGAAAAAAATAGCCAAGATTATTTTTAAAATTCATAGACTTATATATAGATATCCGATGAGATCTGAGATAAGATTAGTGTTAGAGTATCATGATCTTATAGGTAGCTTATGGTATATTGGAATGTTGTATATTTGTGGAGAATCTATTTCAGAAATTGCAATTTTGATGAATACTTCAAAGCAAGAAGTTATGGACAGTCTAAATAGAATAGCTTCTTTATCGGATCTATAACAATGGGAGTTGTAATGCTAAAAGAAAAAAAACAAGAGACTAGATTAGAATCTGAAACTACAGCTAAACCCACTAGATATAATACTGGAGATATGGAGGTTTGGGATGCTATTAATGGCATGGGATTTAATTATATGCAAGGAGCTGTTGTTAAATACATTGCAAGATATCGCCATAAAAATGGAATTCAAGATTTAAAAAAAGCCATAAACTATTTAACTAAAATGTTAGCAGATGAATCTAACCAGGATTATTACGAGCTTAGAAAAAAGACTATTGATGAGGTTACTGGTGAATAGATTTATTAAATGCACAGACAGCTTTTTAATAGGAGCATACATTACTTTTGTTATAATGATGGGTATAACTGGTTGGGTAATAACCAAAGAGTTTGTATCTAAGACTAGTTTAAAAACAAATATTGTTTATATAGATGGGGTAATTTATGAAGTTAGACCAAAACAATATTAAATATATTTATAAAGAAATATAATGTCTGTAATAGCTTTTATACTTTGCATATTGTCTATTTTGTATGTTTATTCTAAGCAAGTCATTATAAATAGAAATAGATTAAATGAGTATAAAAAGCAAATTCAAACTCTTTCTAATTCAGTTCCATTATCTCATTTTAATCAAATGCTTCAAAATAAAGATTCTGAATTAAAGCTACTGTCTAAAGAATTATCCAATTTTAAAGAAGAGTTAGATTCTCTAAAATCACAGCAACAAAGTAAGAGCGTGAGACTTGGACTAATTTCTGAGAATGTTCTTCCTTTCCATGAAGATTTTAAGTATAATGTAAAAGATTTAGTTCCTATGTTTAGACCTATAGATTATATAGTCTTTGCAGAAGATGAGATTATTTTCTTAGAAATAAAAGTTGGTACTAGTCAGCTTTCACCAAAGCAAAAGCGTATTAAGTCTTTAATAGAACTTGGAAAGGTTCGTTTTGAAGAACATAGAGTAACTGAGAATGGTTATTTTATTAAGGAGAGTTATGGGAAGAAAGAGGAAAGCTAATCTAGAAGTTGAATATGAACTGGAGCGTCAAATAAGTGATTTAAAGCAAGAAGTAGCTAAATTAAAAAAATTGTTGCGAGAAAAAGAAAAGTCTGATAAACTTTTAAAAGTTGACAAACCTGTAGAAAAAGTTAAAAAACAAGTATCTAAGGAATGTCCTAAATGTGGAGCTAATGTTTCTACTACTGAGCTACCCATGGGATCTTTGGAGTTATGCGAAGCAGCATGTGGATATAGGTCAGTAAGAAAAAAAGGCAGCTAATGTTTGAGCAATCAAAATTTATATGCTTAAAATGTGGGGATATTATTTTTTCTAAATATCCTGGACATTTCGTAACTTGTACATGTGGAAGTCTATCTGTTGATCAAACAGAAGATTATATAAGAATATTAGGAAATCAAGAAGATTATACGGAGGTTGTAAATGTCGAAGCTTGTTAGAGGAATAAAAGTAACTATTGATCAAATTGTAAATAGCGAAGCTCCAAATGCCGCTGCTAGAGATTGGGTTACTCCAAAAAAAGCTACGGTTTTGTCTACTAACTATGGAACTCTAATAGAAGCTGAAGAAGGTGGCCTTTATGTAGTTCCGGTTGGGGAGTGGTTTAGAAGTAGTTATTTTGGAAGATCTATTCCTCAAGTTGATCAATTTAACCAGTTGCAAGATTATGGCTTGACTCAGATTAAAGATAAGTTAGTTCGCCATGAAGAACCTAAAGTTGAAGAAAAGATAGAAGTAAAGAAATCGGAGAAACCTAATGGACAAGAGATTCCAAGCCAAAATAATGTCAGCTCTAAGAAAATTGACAAAACAGTGGCCTCCAATCCTAAAAGCGAAAAAAAAGACTAGGATAGGTCCAGAGCTTCACAAATGTCCATTATGTCATCAAATTGTCTATACTGGAAAAAGATCTATAGAATCTATCCAGATTGAATATCCGGATGCCATAGCTGGTAAAATGGATGTTGATCATATTGATCCAGTAATTCCTATAGAAGATTCTGGAAAAGATAAAGATTGGAATATTGTAATTACTAGAATGTTTTGTGAAGAGGATAACGTACAATCAATATGTTGGATATGTCATAAATCTAAGAGCTTGGCTGAAAGAAGCGATAGAGCTCTAGCAAGAAGAGAAAATAAAAAATGAGTGAATATGATTTGCAATTGTTAATGCTTTTATTGGAATCTGGAACTATGTCTGTAGATGAAGCTAGACAAATTATAGAAGATAGAGCAATAGAAGAAGAATTAAAGAAAACTTCATTAGGTAAGGAATTGTTTTAATGGAAAAACTAGTAAGAGATAGAATTGCAGAATTTGCTTTAAAACAACGTGGAGATGTACTAGTTACTAGAAAAGCTTCTGAGGAAGAACTGCTATCTCTTTTAAAGAATAAGCTAGTTGAGGAAGCTAATGAAGTTTTAAATGCTAATTCTATAGAAGAACTTATTGAAGAAATGGCAGATGTTTTAGAAGTTATGAAAGCTATTTCTGTTAAGCAAAATATCACAGATGAGATATTTGAAAAAAGAGAAGCTAAGTTCTTGGAAAGAGGTGGATTTGACGATGGAATTGTTTTGATAAAATAATTCTTGTTTTT